TTTACAGTTTCATCCATTGTCATTGGTACGTACCTCCTATAATTTATTTGTACTCGTACTATTTATAAGTCAAAAAAATAGTAATAAGCTTTGTAAATTTGACTTTTTTCTTAATTTTTGCTATAATATAAGTAGAATGAAAGGAGTAGAAACAAATGACAGAAGTTAATAATTTAAAACCCGAAGTGGGAGACACAATTCAAATTATTCATATGTTAGGTGAGCCTAATCAAGAGGGCCTGAGCGGAGTTATTAAATCAATTGATTCAATGGGCCAGTTACATGGAACTTGGTCTGGATTAGCAGTTATACCTGAAGAAGATGTATTTAGAATAATTAAGAAAGAAAAAGATATATAATGTTTAAAGTTAAGAAAATAAGTACGGGAGAAATTTTTCAAGTCCTTGATACTCATGTTGATGATTATTTTAATATAACTTATTTTCTTATTTGGGAAAATAATGGTTGGAGATGGAGACTTGCGAAGAATTTCGTACCACCAGGAATTGAAATAAAAGATGAAAATTATAGATAAAAACACAGACTTTTATGATTATTATCAAAATATATATATAGATAATACTTTTACTTTTGATAGAACTGATTCATTTATATTAACTAAAGATATGATGTGTCAATATTTAAATATTGCTAAGCATTGGTATTGGAGATATCAAAATCAATATTTTTTAGTTTTACAAATATGTAATACATTTTGGTTATTTTTAATAACAGTAACAAAAGAAACAAACGACTCATTCAAACATCCTACTGAATATACTTTAAATTTAATTCATACATGGAAAAACTATAATAGGTCCAGAGTATTATGTGATTTATCTATTATTAATTTTGATTATAATGTATTATATCAATACAAAGAAAAATATCCTTCTCAAAAATTAGATGTTAATAAAGTATTAAATCATTTTGAAAATTTTATTCAAGCAATTAATAGTCAAAATTATAAAATATTATATAAGATAAATAATCATACTGTGCATGTTGGAAATACAAAGGTAATTAAACATATTCCTCTTTTAAAGGCATGTGGTATATCTAATTGTGTAGACCCTTTAGATGTATTTTTAAGTTTCGAAGAATACTTTTCGTTAGAAAAAATGTCCATAGAAAGAAGAGAACCTTTGGGTACAACTGATATTGATAAAATCGAAAGTCATGGTTTTGACAAAAAAATTTCTTTTAGAGGTAAATAAATGAAGTTTAAATTAGATGGATGTGATATTTCTTTTAACGCAGAAGCACCAGATGATATCACTTTAAAACAATTACTCGAACAATGCGATAGAATTGTTCCAGATTATTGTGCATGTGGAATACGCTCTTTACAAGAAAATGAATATTCTAACATCGATTTAAAAATTACCTACGATGATATACAAATTATAAGCGAGTTCCCTTCATGTACGATTAAACCAAAGAAAATAGCAGAGTTAGAAAAAACAATTAATTGGAGAGATAAACCGGACTAAACTTTATAGAGTCCATTTAGTCCAGTTCTACTTATATATAGAAGAGAAAATGGAGGAAAAATAAATGGGCGGAGTAATAGATGAAACCGGAAAGGTATATGGTTATTTAACAGTAATTGAACGAGCAGAAAATTCAAAAGAAGGCCGCGCAAGATGGAAATGTAAATGTAAATGTGGCAACGAAGTAATTGTTTTAGGTAAGGCTTTAAGAAATGGTAATACTAAATCATGCGGTTGTTATCAAAAAGAACAGGCTACTAAATCAAATGAAATGCGCGGTGGCGATTTAACAGGAAAGCGCTTTGGCAAATTAGTCGCTATTAAACCCGATGGGTACATTGTCGGTCAAAATGGAAAAAGAAGACGTTTATGGTTGTGTCAATGCGATTGCGGTAATCAATGCCATGTACAACATCAATATTTAAATTATGGAGATACTAATTCTTGTGGTTGTATCAATTCAATTGGTAATATAACTATTAATCGTTTATTAAATCAGTCTGGTCATAAATATCAATCAGAATATTATTTTAAAGATTTTATTTGTAATAGTAATCCATATCGTTTTGATTTTGGTTTACTAGATGATAATAATGAATTATTAGGTTTAATAGAATATCAAGGAGATATTCATTTTACTTACAATAACAATGGTTGGAATAATAAGCAATCATTCGATGAACGAGTAAAACATGATAGGATTAAAAAAGAATATTGTGATAATCATAATATTAAACTTTTTTATATAACATATAAAGATGATATAGAAGAAAAGTTAGGAGAAATATTAAATGAATTATACTGCAAATGATATTGTAAGTTTATCTGCAGGAAGGGCCTTTCGTGAAAAAATTGGAATGTATCTTTCTGCAGATAGACAAGAAGCAATAAATTTGGGTTTAAGAGAACTAATTGTAAATGTTCAAGATGAATATGAAGTTTATAAACCTAAAGAACCTAAATTAATAATTAAATTAGATACTAAAACTCATGAAATATGGGTTCAAGATAATATGCGCGGCATCCCCGTTGGAATTCGTGATGATGGTATGAATTCATTAACCGCGGCCTTCTTAATCCCTCACTCAGGCGGAAAGCATACTGAAGGTGTATACTCAAGCGCCGTGGGCATTAATGGAGAAGGTAATAAAATAGTATGTCATACCGCAGAATGGTTATCTGTAGAAGTATACAGAGATAATAAAGTTTATTATCAGTCTTTCCATTCAGATGACGAGGGCGCGCACGCAGATTGTGACGTAAAAGAACATTCTGGCTCAAGTGAAACGGGTACGTTAATTCAATATAAACCAGACCCAAAAGTTTATGGAGATATATTTATTGATATAGAATCGCTTCGTATGATGCTTAAAGAAATATCAATGTTTTCTACTGGTTTAAAAATTGAATTAATAGTGGATGGCCAGAAAGAAGTATTCTTTTCACAATCAGGATTAATTGATGGATTATCTAAAGAGAATCGTCTTTCTTTACCTTTTTCGTATCATTATGAAACTGATGATTGTAAAGTTGACCTTGCTCTTCAATGGGTTAGTAAAAAAGGTCAAATTCGTGGTTATGCAAATAATTTATATATGCCTGATGGCGGTGCTTTCATAAGCGGTTTTAAGTCCTCATTGACTAGAACTTTCAATTCTTTGGCTAAGACTAAATATGATGGAGAAACAATTCGTGATGTATTAGATGGGTTTGTAAGTGTTAAGGTCAAAATGGGGCAGTTTACTAATCAACAGAAAACTGCACTTGCTAATCCTGAAGCTCGCGCAGCCGCGTCAAGTGCGATTAGCGAATGTTTAAAACAATTCTATTTAAAAAGAAGAAATGATTTTGACCAAGTATTAGAATTACTTCATAAAATTGCACGAGCAGAGGCCGCCGCAGAAAGAGCAAGACAAAACGTATTAAATGCAGCACGTGAGATTGAAAAGAATCAAAAACGTAAAGTTTTTGCAAGTGATAAGCTTAAAGACGCAGAATTTCTTGGGCAAAACTCAACTCTTCTAATTGTCGAAGGTAATAGTGCTATGGGTGGTATGGCGCAAGCTCGTGACTATACAAAGTATGGACTTCTTGCAATTCGAGGAAAGATTATTAATTGTCTTTCAAATCCCGAAGAAAAAATCTTTCAAAATGAAGAAATTAAATTACTCTTAAGCGCAATGAATATAATTCCAGGCAAATATAATAGTTCTAAATTGCGCTATGGAAAAATTGCAATCTGTTCCGATGCAGATAGCGACGGCGCGCATATAGGATTACTTATAATGGCAGCATTACAATATCTCGCACCAGAGTTCATACGTGAAGGACGTTTATGCTGGCTTCGTTCACCACTTTATATTGTAAATAATAAAGGTAAAGAAAGTTATTATTTTACTGACGATGAGTTTAATAAAGTAAGAGGTAAAATTAAAGGCGAAGTAACTCGTGCTAAAGGACTTGGTGAATTACCTGCAGAAACTGCACATGCATCTATGTTTACTGAAGAATATCAGAGAATGGATGTAATGGAGTATGATGCAGATGCGATTGAGCTACTTTATGGACTTATGGGTAGTGATGTTGAACCGAGAAAGAATTTTATTATGAAGAAAGTTGATTTCTCAAAAGTAAGAGAATAAATTTGACTTTTACTTAAAATTCATATATACTATTTATAGAAGGTGAAAAAATGGAAGTAACAAAAAGATATTGCGATATATGTGGAAAAGAAATTACTAATGGCATATATAGACATTTAGTAATGCCCATATATTTAGTTAACACACCCACATGTAAATATGTCAAAGACAAAGAAATAGATGTATGTGATAACTGTGGTATTATGTTAACTGAATTCATCTACGACAAGCAAAATGAATATAAAGAATTAAAAGAAAATGAGGAAATAAATGGAAATTAATATAAAACAGAGTGATTATCAATGGCATGGCTTAGGTTTTAATGAATATAATTTTATTGAAAATGTTATACCACGTATTAGCACATGGTTATTAGATGAATATCACAAAAAAGCATTTTATAATGATAAAGAAATGTTAATTTTACATAATAAATTAATTAAAATTGCTGAAATTATAGATGAGGAAATAAATGAGTAATCTAAAACCAATAATTGAAGATTCAATGATTCAATATAGTGGTGCGGTCTTACAAAATCGTGCCCTTATTGACGTGCGCGATGGGTTAAAACCTTCTGCGCGCCAGATCTTCTATTCTATGCTTACACGCAAACTTACTGCAGATAAACCATATAAGAAAACTGCTAATGCTGTAGGTATGGCAATGGCAGACTTCTATATTCATGGCGATAGTTCATGTGAAGGCGTTATAATGCGCGCGGGTCAACCTTTTGCAATGAGATACCCTCTTGTAGATGTAAAAGGTAATGCAGGTTCTCTTATTGAGTCTGGCAACTGGGCCGCGATGCGTTATACAGAGAGTAGACTATCAAAAATTTCAAATATCCTTTTTACAGATATAAATAAAGATACAATTGAAGAATGGAGAGATAATTACGATAATACAAAGCAATATCCTTCTGTACTTCCAAGTAAAGGCTTTTACAATGTTTGTAATGGTAGTCAAGGAATTGGTATCGGTATGGCTTCTTCAATTCCGCAATATAATTTAAAAGAAATGAATCAAGCACTTGAACATTTACTTTTAAATCCGAATTGTGATTTTGAAGATATTTATATCGCACCTGATTTTGCAACGGGCGCAATTTTACTTAATGAAGATGAAGTAAAAGATTCAATGCGCGCGGGTACAGGTTTTGCTTGTAAGTTAAGAAGTGTAGTTGATTATGACAAAAAAGAAAACTGTTTTATCGTAACTGAAATTCCTTATTCAGTCTATACCAACACAATTTGTGGTGAATTAGAAGAAATAATTAATAGTGAAGAAAATCCAGGAATTGAGCGTTTTAATGACCTTACTGGTAAAACACCGTTAATTAAAATTTATCTTACTAAACGCACAAATCCCGATAAGGTATTAAAATATCTCTATAAAGAAACTTCTCTTCAATATTACTATTCAATTAATTTTACAATGCTTGATATGGGTAGATTTCCTCGCGTATTTACTTGGAAAGAAATGTTACAAGCTCATATTGACCATGAAAAAGAAGTATATCGTAGAGGATTTGAATTTGATTTAAAGAAAATTACTGACCGACTTCATATAATTGAAGGATTACTTATTT